AACTATAAATGATAGTGAACGCTTACCAACACGATCGAATCCATTGACTATAAATGATAGTGAACGCTTACCAACCTTCTCTTTTTCGGCTGCGACGCGTATATTAAACCCTATTTTTTAAACGCAGGCACTTTAAGGTTTTCCAAAGTTCCCACAATATTACCTATCATTCTTTAACATTCAATAATGGTTTTCCAACATTCATAAATATCCATATGCGTTCAATCGGCCGAATTAAGGATAAAAATAATGTCTATCATTTTACCAATATTGCAAATGGTGCAAGAGCTTGCTATACGATTGATAAGTCTTTGAAAAGGTTAGCATTATCTTTATATTATAAGGGTTTGATTGAAGAAAAACAGTTGGATGTTATTCTAATGTTTTGCGCTGGTAAATGATGTGTATATGATTTATATCCTTTTTGAGGCTTTGACCACGCTTTTCATATTTCGAAAATGTTGAAAGTTGAAACGATATAAATAATAAGATATGTTAATAACGGGGGAATGATATGTGCGGTGGACCAAGTGCAGGTGATGCGAGACGTGCGGCAGAACGCGAACGGACTCGTATAGAAAATGAACGGGATGCTGAACGGCAGAAAGCTGAAGCGGCCACATTGAAGAACAAGTTATCGATTGCGAATGAAGGTGCTACACAGCGTCTTAAGCAACGTCGGTTTACTACATTGTTAACGCCGGAGTTGGCTGACGATGAGGAGGATGAAGAACTATTGGGCAACGAAAGTTTACTAAAATAAGGGGAATGATATGTGCGGTGGTGGTGGTGGTGATAATGAAAAAGGTATCTTCGGTAAAGAACGAAAGAAAAAACGATTAAATAAGGAAGCTGCTGCGGAGGCAGAACTTGCAGCTGCTCGTTTAAAAGCTAATAGATCGGGGTTCACGAACCCCGATGGGACACTGCGAGCGCCGGTTGATGGTGCTGGTGATTTTAAGTTTCGTAAGGTTGGTGATGCAGGATTGAATAAGACTCGTGGAAACTTGGGTCTGTTGGATGAAGAAGATGATGAAGAAGCGAACAAAACATTGCTTTCGAGATAATGAATATTAATAATATTTGGATTGTGTTCACGGTTCTTATCCTTCTGAGCCTGCCTATAGTTGCAGGTGTTGGTAGTGGTGATATAACTCCGTTTGCTGATAAGGAAATATTTAATGAAGAATAATGAAGTTGGTGCAGAAATATGTCGCACTATGAAGATTTTAGCGGCTGACAGAGTTCTATTGGAAACGAACTGGTATGATGCATATCAGTATACATTTCCATTACGTGGGCAAAACATCTTATCACAAAATGATAGTGGCTTTACTAATGCTAACCAAGCGTTTGATGATAAGGCTGAAATATTTGATACCACTGGCTCCGATGCCGCACGATTACTTGCGTCCTCTATGTTGTCAGGATTAACACCGCCTAATAGTAAATGGTTTACATTGAAGGTTCCTGATATTGATAAGGACACTGTCAGTCAGGATGCGAAAGAATGGCTACAGTCTGCGTCGTCTAAACTGTTTAATGCGATCCATGCGTCTAACTATGATTCAGAAGCCTTTGAGTTTATGATTGACATGGTAGTGGGTGGATTCGCTGGTTTGTATACCGAGATAACGGATGATGGTGATTTAATGTTTGAAGCATGGCCACTTGATTCTTTGTATCTTGAAGAAACTATGAAGCGTGGTATCGTGGATACGGTTTATCGGACCATGATGATGACGGCACCACAGGCAGTTCATAAGTTTGGCATTGATAATGTGCCGGAAAAGATTCGTAAGTCTTATAAAGAAGGTAAGGCTGGCAAGGATAGGTTTGAGTTTACACATTGTATCCGGCCGCGCGTTAAGAATGGTGTCCAGGCTACTGGAACATTGACCAATAACCTACCGTTTGAAAGCATTTATGTTGCGGTTGAAACTAAAACCATTGTTAAGGAGTCTGGATATCATGAGTTTCCTGCTGCTATAGCACGGTGGATGAAGATTCCAAGAACTCCTTATGCTGTAGGTGCCATCGATACTGCGTTGCCTGATATAAAAACGTTGAATAGGGTGGTGCAGATGATGCTTACTAATGCTGAAATGTCGATTGCGGGCACTTTTGTTGCGACACATGATGGTGTTATCAACCAGAATACTTTAAGGATTGGGCCACGGTCTGTAATATTTGCGGCGAATGTGAATAACATTAAGCCATTGGGAACTGCTGGCAACTTTGCTATTGCTGGCACGGAGATTGATAGGTTGCAAAGCCAAATAAAACGGACGATGATGTCTGACCAGTTGTCGCCACCGCGTCAGTCTGGGAACCCTGCATCGGCTACTGAAATACGTGCGCGTGTTCAGATGATTCGTCAAACGTTGGGACCAGTGTATGGTCGATTTAGCAATGAATACTTGCAAATATTGTTGACGCGTTGTTTCGGATTGTTATTGCGCGATGGTCAGTTTGGTGAACCACCGGCTGAACTTATGGATGGCACTGCGTTTATTCCTGAATACACATCACCATTGGCGCGTGCTCAACGGTTGGAAGAAGTATTACAACAGGATGCTTTCGAGGCATCGCTTGCTAACATGGCACAGATTAAGCCAGAGTTGCTTGACCTTTACAAGTTTGATGAGGCTGCACGGATGAAGGCTGAAGCCATGAATATTAATTATGCCTACTTCAGAACTGAGTCAGAGGTTAAGAAGCTACGTGCGGATAGGGCAGCGGCGCAACAACAAGCTGAACAACAGTTGCAACAAACGCAAGAGTTGCAAGATGATGGGCAAGCTATTCAGAATGAACAACAACTTAACCAAGTTTTGGGGGGTGAAGAATAATGGAGAACTTACCATCGCAGGCATATGCCGCAATATTTGAACAGAATGATGTAGGTAAAAAGATATTTGAAGAACTGTGTATGGTGTTTTATGATATCGAGTCTTTTGATATTGAAAGCACGCATCAGACCGCTTTTAATGAAGGCAAGCGTGCGGTCATGCGCCACATCATGCTCAAGATTATGGAGGGTCAAGGCAATATTAAGTGAAGTTGATAGTGTTTAAGGCATTATTTAATATGAATAAATAGCTGTATCTATAACCAAAGGAGAAATAACTATGGGTACAGCCGCTGAAGCGACAACTGTTAATACAGAAGCAACACCAAATGATTCCACAACCGTGGACTTATCAGCACCATCATCCAACCTTGATAACACATTAGACGATAACCTTGATCGTGGTCGTCCACCGGGCGATGATTTGAATGTTGAATATGACTACATGCCGGACAAGTTTATGTTTGAAGGCAAACCAGATTATGAAAAGTTGGCTACATCTTACAAGCATCTTGAAGGTAAGCTCGGCGAAAAGACCAATGTAGCACCGGATAGTATTGATGATTACAAATACGAATATAAGAATGCTGAAACGTTTAATGAAAATGACGAGGCTACGAAAGCGTTTAAGGAAGATGCTTTGGCCATGGGTATATCATCTGAACAATATAATAAGCTTATGGGATGGTTTGAAACACATGCCGCCGACCAAGCTGTTGGTAATATTGAAAACACTACGGCCACTTTGAAAGAAGCATGGGGTGGTGATTATTCAGGACAGTTGGGGAACGCTCAAAAAGCGTTTAAGTCTTTATCGGATGACACAATGGATGTTGCCGCGCTTGGTAATAACGTTGATGTTATGAAAATGTTGGCCAAGATTGGCAGCGAAATGGGTGAAGATTCCAATATGGGCGTAGCCACTGCGCGCAATACTGGTATGACTGTGCTTGAGCGTGATGAACTTATGTCGTCTGATGATTACTGGACGAATAAAGAAAAACAAAAGATGGTTGCCAACTGGTATTCATCTAACTAATAGTTCTTAACCATTAACCACCGTGTTATATTATGCGGTGGTTATCCTTCCTGCTACAAATATTTCTACTATCTGATAAATATCTATTGAAAAACGGATAAGCCGTCATGGTCCCTAAGTTTTCGCAAACAGCCCCGGCAACGGACAAGCATTGTATTAAAAAACTAACACAACTTTAACTATTATAGGGGATTTATCATGGCTGCAAATGTTCCATCAAGTTTTATTACACAATGGGCGGATGAAGTAAAACATTCTTACCAACAAAAAGGTTCAAAACTCGCGGGTTGCGTCCGTCGGGTATCAGGAGTTGTAGGTTCAACACATGAGTTTCATACTTTGGGGCAGGTTGCTGCTACTACCAAGGTTCGGGATGCTGATGTTGTTGCTCTTAACCCAACACAGGCTACGCGCGTTGCAACATTAGCAGACGCTTACGGTCCTATCTATCTGGACAAACTGGATGAAGTAAAAACCAATGCTGATTTCCGTCGTGAATATGTCATGACTGCTGCCAGTGCTATCGGTCGGAATGAAGATGATGTCATCATTGCTGCGATGGCTGCGACACCCACAAGTATTCCTTCAGGAGTTGCTGGTTTAACATATGATAAGATTCTGGGAGCCATTGAACTATTGAATGATCAGGATGTTGAAATGGAAGACCGTTTCATGGTTATTGGCCCGCGTCAAATGACTGATGCTTTGGGGATTCAACAGCTTACCAGTTCTGATTTCTTGCAAGTGCAAGCAGTCATGAAAGGTCAAGTTGATTCTGCCTTGGGTCTGCAATGGAAGTTGTCTACACGCTTACCGTTGGCCGCTGCTGAACGTAGTTGTTTTGTGTTTGATAAGTATTCCATCGGCGAAGCTGTTGGTATGGATATCACCACGGAAGTTAACTACATTCCTGAAAAAGTATCTTACCTTATCAATAGTTTCCACAGTGTGGGCGCGGTTGTTATCGAAGACGCTGGTATGATTGAGGTTCTTAACGACGAGAGTTAAGTTTATCTTGATGATAAATAATGGTGATATATCTTTTTGGGTGTATCACCTTTTTTATGGGAGTTTTAAATGACTACACGAATAGAAGTTTGTAATAGCGCGTTGCTTAACCTTGGTGCGGAGCCTATCAGTTCTTTTACCGAGCAAACACCAGAAGCGCGTATATGTAATGCCAAATGGGACATCGCACGGCGGGCTACATTGGGCGAACATCAATGGAACTTTGCATTGAAAAGGATTACATTGGCACAAGAAGTAGGTGCTCCAGTTTTTGGATTTGATTATATGTATCCTCTACCAAATGATTTATTATTTTTGGTCCAGGTTTATGAGGACTCTGATTATAAGATGGAACAGAAAAAGGTTTTAACTGACCGCGACACTTGCATCATAAAATATGTTTTTGACAATATCGAGGTTGAGCTTTGGCCGCCATTGTTTATTGACGTAATGGTTGCGCGGATGTCAATGGAACTTGCTTATGCTATTGTGCGTGCGCGAAGTATGATTGAAACACAGACACAGTTGTATGCGCAGAAACTACAACAAGCTAAGTTTGTAGATTCCAGCGAAGATATTGCTGACCCGTTGGGCCACTTTGATGACACGCTGATTGCGGTGCGCTATTAATGCCTAAGATTCGCGATATTCAAAATAGTTTTACGAGTGGTGAAATATCTCCACGAATGTTGGCACGAACAGATTTGGCAGCATACCAAGAAGCTGTTAAAACAATGACGAATGGTATATCTTTAACACATGGTGGCGTGCGTCGCCGTCCTGGTAGTGTGTATATTACGTCTAATAAAAATGCTGGGCGGCCAACACGACTTATGCCATATGTTTTTACGCGTAATGTAAGCTTTGTTTTAATATTCAACGACGGGGTTATCCGTTTTATTCGTGAAGGTGCGCCTGTTCTGGATGGTGTTGGACCTGCTGTATTTGAGTTGCCACATCCTTATGCTGATGGAGACCTTGATGGCCTTACTTATGCTCAAAACGGAAGTATATTAATAATAGCACATGATAACTATCCACCGCGTGAAATACAACTTGGGATGGGTGGTGATGATGATTGGACAACGGGTGAGATTGATTTTACTTATAACAGTATTGCTGATTTATTGTATGAAAGTTCTTATGTCTCTTTTACATTATTAAGTATTGGCACAGGGTTTGTGTCCGGGTCCGTTATTACATTTACAACAGATGGTAGTGGTAATGTAGTTGGCACTCCAGATGTATCAGGAGTGCCTAACCCACCGGCGAATCCTCCAGGCGCTGGCACTATTACATTGCCAGTTATTACTGCGGTATTGGACCCAGCTGGTGGACAGGTTTGGACATTAACTTGTATTATTGCTCAAACAAACCGTCAAGTATTTTCTGTTGTAGGTTCAATAACGGGTGAGGCTATTGCACAATGGCATCCTGGAAACTTTCCAAAGGCTGTTTCATTCTTCGAACAACGTTTATATTTTGGCGGGAGTATTACAGACCCGCAAAGAATATGGGGCAGTGGTATTGGAGCTTACGATAGTTTTACATTGGGTGCTAATGATTCGGATGCGGTGCAGTTAACGATGGCCTCGAATAGATTTTCACAAGTATTACAACTGGATGCTGCGCGAACATTGTTGCCATTTGCATTCGCCAGTGAGTTCTCTATCAACGGCACCTCAAATGGTGGGATAGTTCCATCTGGTGTTAACGTTCGTGAACAGTCTTTTTATGGAACTGCTGATATAAAACCGATTCGTATTGGTGCAGAAGTATTATTTGTCCAACGCGATAGGCGTAAGGTGCGTGCGGTTGCTTATGATATTTCGATTGATAGTAATGTAGCGCCAGATATTTCTTTGTTGGCCGAACATATTACAGGCACTGGTATTACCGATATGGTTTACCAACAAGATCCTGATAATACTGCTTGGTTGATTCGTGAGGATGGGGTAATGCTTTCTTTAACTCACTTGCGTGTTCAAAATATTACAGCCTGGGCAACACATGAGACGGATGGATTGTATAAAGTTTTGGTGAGTATTCCTGAAAATGAAACGGATGCTGTATATGCTGTTGTTGAGCGTGTTGTCGATGGGAACACGGTGCAATATATTGAACAGTTTTCTGAAAACTCTTTCACTGATTCAGGATTCCTTGGTGATAATACTGGCACGCCTACTACGTTGTGGAATGGTTTGGACCATCTTGAGGGTAAGACGGTTGCTGTTCGCGCGGATGGTCGTGTCCATTCTGAACAGGTTGTTGTTGGTGGCGCAATAACATTGTCCTTTGCAGCTGAAGTCGTTGAAATAGGCTTGGGGTATACTACTTTAATAGAAATGTTGCATCCTGATATTCCATTATCTGACGGTAGTAGTCAAGGTTCATTGACATCTATATCCGAAATAGTTTTACGATTGCAAGACACTGTAGGTGTCCGTGTCAATGGTGTTGAACATGCGGTATTCAGTTTTGGCACATCGACTGACACAGCTCCTGAACTGTTTACCGGTGATTTAACGTTTGGAAACTTTGGCTGGAACCGCGATGTAAATATCAGAATAGAACAAACACTTCCTTCACCTTTCACATTGTTGGGTGTTGTTTCCAAGGTAATAGTTAATGATCCATAAAATGATAGTAAGGGATGCGACTGTTGATGATGTTGTTGTGATAGTAGCGCTGGCCGAACGTATGCATAAGCATTCTGGTTATCGTGATTTCAACTTTTCGCGCGATAAGTTTTTTCGATTGTTGAACTACATGCTGCAAGAGCCACGTCATGATGACTTTGTTTTTGTTTGCGAACAAGACGGTGAAATAATAGGTGGATTCATGGGTGAAATATCTACGCATTTCTTTGGTGATGATAAAGTAAGTTATGATTTGGGATTATTTGTTAAGCCTGAACATCGTGGTGCGCGTGTTGCATCGTTGTTGATAGCAGAATATATTAACCGTGCAAAGAATGCTGGTGTTGTTGATATCACGATTGCTAATAGCATTGGTGGTGATTATAAAAAGGTTGGTGAACTGTTTACGACTATGGGATTTACACAAGTGGGCGGTGTATTTAAAATGAAAGGGGATGTGGGATGAGTTTACTATTATTGGCTGCTGGTGGTCAAGTGCTGGGCGGATTGTTGGCATTTGGTGCATCAAGAAAGCAAGCGCAGAACCAGCTTAACGAAGCTTACACAAATGACATGTTAAAACGTTTGGAGGCTGAACGAATTATTGAAGCGGGTAAACAACGAACGGAACAGATAAGATTTCGTGCCCGGCGTGTTCGTGGAACACAGATTGCGCAACAAGCCGCAGGTGGTGTGATAGTAAATGAAGGTAGTGCCGCAATATCACTTGATGATTGATGATACGACGGCATTATCAGAAGCTGATGCTTTAGTTGACATGTATAGCGCTATTGATGGTCAGCAAAATAGTTTAATTGAAGGTCGATTTGAACTTCAAGCTGGTAAGAATAGAGCCAGATCATCAATACAAGCTGGTAATGCGGCACTTATTGGCAGCCTTGCGGGTGCTGGTGGAAAATTAGCCCAAGCGAAATAATAAGGATAATAAATGAAACTAAGAATAGCACCACAACAACGTGGACAAAGTGTTCAAGCAGCACTACCAAATTTAAAAGGCGATCAAGTTTTTGGTGGTCAATCGGAACGTCCGGTTGGGTTGCCTGTAGCACCAGCTGATGCTTTTGGTGATACCCGTGGACAACAGGCGCTTGCGAATGCGGCGGCGAATGTTGGTGAAGTTTTATTGAATGTTGAAAACCGACGTGTTGCTATTTTAACATCATCAGAAGGGTCTGATTATCGTC